TAAAGCTTTAGATGTATCAACAATACTATGAGCCCAATCAAACGAAGATGTTACATACATAGCTAACTGTTTACCCACATTAGCAGCAACTGGTACTAAATCACTAAACTTTTTACCTATAGATAGCATAGCTGCATTCCATTCAGTTGACTTTGCTAATATTTCACCCATTCGAATATTAATCTGTCCAAAATGTTCATACACATCTGCTATTCTTTTATTGAAACCTAAAAATAAATCAATTATAAATTGGATAGCAGATACTAACAACAGAACGGGTCCACCGGCTTTCATTAACATGCCCAGTTTGCCCGTTAATCCACCTAATGCTTTGGTTAAACCTCCAAACATTTTTGCAGTTTTCTTATTGGCTAGTTGTTTTTTTGCAGTACCCTGTGCAGCTTGAGTATTTAAACCCATAGTCTTTTCTTTTTTCTTTAAATCTACAATTCTATTTTGGATACTTTCTTGTGAAGCGTTAAAATTCAGAGATTCTTTAACAGTATTAGCAAGTTCAGCCCATTCTTTTTTACTTGCTTTAGTAAAATCTTTACTTTTTTGCATAGTCTTGAGGTATTCTTTGGCATCATTTAATACTTGTTCCTGTATACCATTTAGTTTTTCAAAGCCTTCTTCACGAGCTATTTCTATGCCCATGATTTCGGATTCAAGACTTTTGACTTCCTGCATGTCTCTTACATACTCTTTAGCCTTCTTGCTTCCGCCAGCTCCTCCTCCTGGTTTACCTCCATCACCTAGACCACTCATTATCTATTCTCCTAAAAAAAATCTTTTAATTGAGCTCTACTTAATTTTATCTTTACCCCAAACTGCTTTTCAAATGCAGTTTCAGCATTTTTTGAAGCTTTATTTACATCATCTACAGCTTTTTTAAATTCAGGTGATTTAGATGCAATTTTAATAGCTTTTTGATATTGTTTCTTATCAAACCAAGCTTTTAACTTTGCAGCCATTTTTGGGAATAAGGCATTAAACTCATTTAAGGGTGATTTCTTCCCCACATTAGATGAGTTTAAATATGATTTCTTTTTCACTATATATTCTCCTATAAATGATATAAACGTTCACGTTACCATCTATAAATATCAGTTTTATAGAAAAAGTATGCAGTATTTAATAATGTATTATTTTTTACCGTATTTTGATCTTCGTGTTTTTATTTCTTGATTTCTTTTATTGATTCTATCGTTTTCTGCCTTCTTAGCTTCACTTAATAAATCCATATAAAATCTTCTCAAATAAACAGGCATTGTATAAATATCGGTATGAGTCCAACCATTACCATAATTCATCATCAAAAATATCTGTTCGTGTAAAGATTTACGATAATCAGTCGGAAGGCCAAAAAAAGTTTACGGTCATTGGTATTGCTACCTCGACCGTATCTCCTCCTTCTGTTATAATTTCTTGTTTTATATCTATATCTGGTTGCATCTTTTTAATTTCACTTCTAAATGCTCTAGCATCTCTAGCTAACATATTATCAACAAACATATTAATTACACTCAACTCTTCATTGCCGTCAACAGCGACGACAGATGCTTTTAATCGAGTAGTTATTTCTCTCTCCGAGCCTAGTTTTGTTAATGCTTTCAAATCAGCTGTTATTTTTTTCTCATCCGCACCAGTTAATAATTTATATGTTATAATATTTTTAGAAAGAGGACATTTAAATTCAAAATGATTTGATTCTGAATAATCAACATCATCTGGTAACTCTTTGAATTCCAATTGTGACAAATCAAAAGTATGTTCTATTTTTTGCATTGTAGTAGGATCTGTAATCTCAACTTTATAGTCAGGACCATATGCTAATATCCTAGCTGCCATCATAACAGCATTTTTATCTCCAAGTAATAAATCGTTAACATCAACACCAGGAGTTGCAATTAAAGAATTTAATAACATATCTATAACAACACCTTTTTTAATAAGATTTTGTGATGTTAAAATATCTTCCTCTTTTGCAGTCATATATTTAATTTCAATTTTACCTTCAGCTAATGGATGATCTTTTGGATAACATCTACCACCACTTGGTAAATCTATAATTTCAGTTGGGAACTTAAACCCCTGATTCGGTTGAGTTGCATCAGATTCAGTTTTTTTCTGTTTTTTATCTGCCATTAATAACCTCCTATGTTATATTACTTACTTTCTGATATAGAAGCTTTCCTATAATCAGTAACCAATTTTTTAATTTCTCCAATTGCTTTTCGTGCTCTTCCACCGGCAGCTTTCACACCTTTTTCTTCAAATTTTCTATGATTTTCTTGAAAGTCTTCAAATAAATCATTTATCGTATTATATAATTCACTACTATTTGCCATTTTATTTTCTCCTATACATCGGATGCTCTTCTGAACCATCCTAACCAGAATTTCTCCTGTGTTGGTCTTTTAATTACTATTCTTGCAAATTTTAAAACTCTATAAGCCCTAACTCTATCGGTTTCTACATTTTGTATAGCTTTAATGGTGTTAGGTCCTATACCTCCATCGACTTTTATATTATGTCCTTTAGAAACAGCTGCCTCCTGTAAAACTCTAACTGCACCCCCTTGTCCAAAATTAACTACCATATCAAAATAAATATGTTTTAATCTGTTAGGAACTTGATCTGCTTTAGAAGGCTTCCAATATTTTTCGTAATATATTTCTTTGGCACCTTCGATAGTTAAGTTTTTTATATCAACATCTGGATTAAATTTCTTTGCTATCCCGTACTTGGTTTCACCACCTGGATCATCGGGATCATTAACATAACCGCCTTCGTGTTCTAAAACTTGTTCTATTATTTCTTCAAAAGTTGTTTTCATAATAACCTCTATTAAGAATGTCTCTTATATAAATATACAATAAATATAAAAAAACCCTCAAAAAATGAAGGTTTTTTTATGTTGTGGATTATGTGTGGTTTAAATTTTCATTAGAATTGAAGTATAGCGTAATCATATCTTAATGTTAACGCTATATCAACAGGATCATTTGAATCAAAAGACAATTCACCAAAATTAGCTTGTTGTATGAATGCACCTTTTAACTTCCATTCCTCAACTATGTCACCAACAGGACCTAATACTTGGAAAGTGATATCTTTTTTATAAAAATCAGCATATCCATCTCTACCCGTTACAGATTCGTGTGATAATCTAATCCATTCCATTACAGCTTGAGAAGCTGAAGGTACAACTGGATCATACAGTGTAACTGAAAGTTGTTGCCATTCACCCTTACCCTTAACAAATCTTTTAACATTCATATGTTCCAATTTAACTTCTTCAAATTGGATTGTTGGTCTAGCCGTAGCTTTTATCAAATAAGCAGGTATACCATCGATTTGCATTATGTATCTATGTTTGAGTTTCGGTTCAAACGGGGTAAACATTATGTCATTAGCATCTACTAATTGTGCCATTTTTATTCTCCCATATCATATAATTAAAACTTTACTACAATTCATTTCTATTTCATATATAAATATATAACAGAAAGAAAAAAAGCCCATATTATAATGGGCTTTTTCACTTTTTTACAAGATTACTTACTTATTATTATTCAGGAAATACGGCTCCAGATCCCATAACTACAAAATCTAATACAATAAACTCAGCAGTTCGGGTAGGTTTCAAGAAAATATTACCTCTCAACTCATTCCTATCAATAACATCAGGAGTATTAACTGTATCATCAACTACAATCTTAAATGATGTAAGTCCAGACTTCTGTTGTACTCCTTCCAAATATGGTTGAACAATGTTTAAGAATCTTTGTCTTAAAGCTGCGTTATTTTGTTCAAACACTAGGAATTTAGATGTTGATGCAATAAATTTCTTCAATGTGATTAATAATCTTCTTACATTAACTCTATCTAATGCAGATGGTTTAGCTTGAAGTGTTTTCTGACCCCAAACACATACACCTTGACCTGGGAAAGTAGCTATTGGATTAATCCTAGCTTCATATAAATCATCTCTTTCAGATTGAGTCAATCTATCCTTAGCCATTACAACTTCTGTTAATCCACCACGATTTAAACCAGCCGGTGCAAACCATGGATGTGCCACTTTATCAGTAAATGCAACTACACCAGGTAAAACAGTTGATGGTGGAACCCAAGTATACTGGTTATTCTCATCATCAAATATTTTAACCCATGGATAATATGTGGCTACATAGTTATTATCTTCAGATTCAACTTGTGATATTACTTGTGTTTTTGTTGCGGTTGAATTACCAGCGTCAAATACCAAGAAACAATCTTGTCTATCTTCAACAATTGATTTAGCTTTACCATATAATAAAGTATGATCTATCATATTCAATCCAGGAATTGCTAACATATTGATATCAATTTCATCTGGATTTGCAATACTTGTGATAGCGTTTTTAAAATCAGTCCAGTTATCATTTGAATCACTATTACCAACCTGTGCATGCCCTAAACCATTTGCTTTCTCACTTGTTTCATATGGATCAAATCCATCTTCACCACCTTGAAATCCTAATATGAATTTTTTAGTGTTCAATGAACCATCTGGTGTTATACCATGTATTCCATTAAGTGTAAATACACCTTTACTTCCTGAATATGATCCAGTAGCTGCTGTATTTGTTTGGAATGTAGTTCCACCTTTAGCTGTAGTTGGTACTGCATCAAAATATGGATATAAATCATATTTATTCGCTTCATCAAATGCTAAACCATGATAGAATTTAGATTGAAATTCTCCACTCTCTGACATATTAGGTTTCAATGGTAAATCTACACCAAAATCACCAGTCTCTGTTTTCATTGGGAAATTATACCCCCTGAATCCAAACGGAAGTAGTGATGGTGATATATTACCATCTTTAAATTGTGATGAAAGTGAACTATTATCTACTCTAATATATTTAGATTTAACTGGATAATCACCTTCTATATCAATCTTACCTGTAGATGCATTAAATGTTTCTTTCATATCACCAATTCGTCTAACAATATAATTCGGTGATGTTGGATCTAAATTACAAGCAGGATAAGATTCAACAACTTCTTGTTTTTTGTCAGTATCATTGAAATTTCTGATAACGACATCAAATTGTCCATATTCAGTCACATCTGCATTTGCTGTTGGTTTAATATTTAAAAATCCAACTTTAACAAATTTATTTGATGCATATCCAGATGATAATGTTTCAAATTTAAATAAATCAGTTACATCATCAGCATCCGAACCAGTTTGTGAAACAATATATGGTGTTTTAGCATTCATATAAGCTCCAAAATGATTATCCTCATTAGATGTTGTTAGATCAGCAGTACCTGAAGCTGCATCGGAAGTAGATTTAAAAATGAATTTTGTATATCCATTATAATTACCACCATTATCAGTACCCAATACATTACTTATATAATTTGAATCTCCACTATGTAATGACATAGTGTTTGTGTTTTTAGTTGCATCTCCATTAAAAGATATACAAAATCCATTAACTTTTGCAGTTCCACTTCCACAATCATCTATATGTGCTGCACCTTTAGCAGTTATTGACGCACCATCATTAACTTTTGGCCAGATTGCTCCGTATACTTTTGCCTCCACAGCGTCTGTACCACCAGCTAATGGTGTAAAATCACCTGATTGTGAAAATGATGCTTTTGCACCTATATTCGAACCAGTACCAGCTGTAATAGATCCATTACCTTCAGCACCTTTTACAGATGATGAAATAATCAATTGAGTTGCATTTGCAATTGACTCAACACCAATGTCAGCTGCATTTATTGCATTTGAAGCTGAAAGTAGAAGTGCAGTTGTATATGCTACACCCGAAGTAACCCCATCACTTGATGCCGTGAAATAAAAATTTGTTGCCGTGTTTTCAGGTGGAATAGGTCCATCATCGAGTATAAACTTATACCCAGTTCCATCAGAAGCTGATACAAAAAAGAAATCACCTTCTGAAGATGATGTCTCTGCTATTAATGTTAATGATCCAGAAGCTGCAACAGCTGCTGCACCACTACCACCTTTTATAATTATAGGATTGGTGATTGTATGACCACCAGTTCCCAAAACTCTTACTATTGTACATTTACCTGCATTTTTTAGATAACTTTTTGCTGCGTAAGGTAGGAAATAATCTTTATTTAACCCACCAAACTTGACTTTAAAGTCACTATAACTTTCTACTACCGTAGGAACAAATGCAGGACCTTTACTCGAAATACCTATCAAAGCAGCACCTATTTCAGAAACTGCCGATGGTAAAAAGGACTGGTCTATTTCGTTTGTAAATACACCAGGACTAACTATTCTTTCTGCCATTATTTTTCTCCAAATTATATTTTAAGTTTTGAATTAATCTTGTTTTGTAAATAATCCTGTTTTGGTATCGAGTGATCCTTGTCCATATTTTTCCGTGAAGTTGTCAACTACTTTTTTCTCCTCGTCTTTCAAAGACAAATAATCATCCGAAACACTTTTTTCTACATCATCTAACTCTTCTAACTGTTTTTCCAAATTCATTTTTGTTATTTGGATACTACCAAATCTATTTTGAATTTGAAAATATTTTTCTTGTAAACTTCGTAAAGTATCTAACTCTTCTTTACTAAATTTAATTTGATTTTCATCAGCCATAAGTATATAACCTCCTATTTGTATAACTATTATTAATCATATATAAATATGTATTTAAAGCCCCAAAGCAATAATTTTTATTCAACTCTTTCAGAAAAAACGATTTTTCCACCTTCTCTAACTTTATTTGCATTGAATTTTTTATTATCTACTATATTTGCTATAGATTCAGGGATTAAGTAACCATTTAATTCTACTGTAAATTCAGATTTAACTAATCTTTCACCACCAACATCCATTGTAGTGGAATCATTAACACTACCATCCACTTTACATAAAAATCTATAAGATGTATTATCACCCCAATAAGTATTACTCTGATGAACGAATGTTTCAACTATTGAATTCATTTGTTCCATATAAGCTGTAAATAAAACAAAACTATATTGAGTCTTAATATATTGTGGAACTGTTGTCATTATATTTTCTACAACAGGTTTTTCACCTTCTTGTACTGTAAAATTAGAATAATGATTATCAGCAGACCACATTTGTCCTCTAACAATTTGTATCTTATCACCCTGTACATCATGTTTCCAATCAGGATATCTCTCATCGAATGATAAATTATTTCTTTTTAAAGTAATTAATGGTAACATTATAGTTCCATTTGAATCTCTGATAACTCCATTTGTTTTTATATTAGCCCATCTTTCTTGATTTGCATATAAAACAGGAATAGGAATTAATTCACCATTATCTCTAACTTTCATACTCAAAACATTTTTTAAATGTGACATAACTGCAGTATCAACATCTTTTAAAACTATTTGATAATTTTCCGAATAATTACTTCCAGGAATTACAG